GAATACAATTAGCTAATGAGTTGAAAAACTATGTGAATTCTCTTGTTATGGATAAAGAGGATGATTACGAACAAAAACAGATGTCTTTCGGTGGACTTGCTGAAGTAAGCAATGAAAATCGGATAGGGATAGCTGCAGCACTCAGAATGCCAATGACTAAGATTTTCGGATTAAGTGCGAGCGGTTTTAATACCGGGGAATCTGATTTAGAGAATTATAATATGATGATTGAATCTGAGATAAGAACTCCAATGAAGCCGATATTAAGAAAGATGATTGAAATTAACATGTATCATCTTTGGGGAAGAACAGCCCCTTTTAAAATTAATTTCCCTTCTCTTCGGGTATTGTCTGCCCTGGAAGAGGAACAGGTAAAAGACCATAAGTTTAATAGAACGATTGCAGCGTATGACCGGGGGTTAATTAATTCTAAAACCTGGGGAGAACAGGTTCAGGCTGATGAAATTTTTGCAGGAGATCTCCCCGCAGCTGATGGCCTTCTCCCAGATCAGCCGGAACCGCCGACACCTGCAGAGGGAGCCACAACTTTTCCCGAGGCTAAAAAGGGAGTAACAGGAACAGGGCCAGATAAATAATGATCTTCAAAGACTCATATTATAAACCGATTGAAAAAGATCTGAATTATTATTTCTACGAGCTCTTCTGGAAAGATATTTTACATCTACTTAAGGGCAGCAATATTAAATTAAATGCTGTTTCCCCTCTTCTTTCTGCAATTCGTGAAGGTCGGATTAAATACGAGAACGGGACTTTTACCGGAAAATTCAACATGAAAATATCTGCAGAACTTGAGAAATTCGCAAAATATGACGGACGTAAGAAGAGCTGGAAGGGAATTCCCCCCTCTTCTGTAAGCGCAGTTGCCGTTATTGCGAATGATAAAGCTCGGACTCTTAACCAGGAGATTACCCGTCTTATCTCAGAGATCCCCGCGCGGGTTAATGCCGCGATTGACTCTTTAAAGTATTCAATTGATCAGCCACTTTTCGCAATGAATAAAGCCGCCTCCTCTGAGATAGCCTCATTGGGACTATCTCCTGAAGTCACCCCGGAGCTATCCCGCCGAATAAGCGAAGAATACACGAATAATATGAACGTAAATATACAGAATTGGTCTCCCGAAAGGACAGCCCGACTCCGTGAGCTGGTGGAGAAAAACGCCCTTATGGGATATAACCGCCGAGAATTAGAGAAAATGATATCTTCTGAATATGATGTCGATTTAAATAAAGCTCGATTTCTTGCCCGTCAAGAGACCAGCTTACTTATGGCCTCTATTAGAAATGAGCGATACATTGACGCAGGACTTGAGCTTTACAAGTGGAGCAATTCAGGGGACATCAGAGTCGTAGGGAAACCGGGAGGATTATATCCCGAGCCGAGCCCCGGCCACGGTAATCACTGGGAATTAGGCGGGAAAATCTGTAAACTCTCAGATCCCACTATTTACGCAGATACTATCGAAGATGCAAAAAATAATAAATGGAAAAGTAAATCAATGATTGGTGGTGATATGGATCACCCCGGACAGGCTTTTAATTGTCGGTGTACTAGTATTCCTATTATTTGACACTTCCCCGTTACACCTCTATACTAAAGACTATGGCAGAACCAAAAAGATATACAGCGGAACATATAGTTCCGGGATTTGTTGATTATACCGAAGAGAACCAACGAACGACAGTTCTTATCAAGAAAAATGTACTTGATGACATGAATCCCTCGTTCCTTGGACGTCCAGTATTTAACCTAACCCATAAAATTATTGACGCTGAAACCGCCTTTAATTTTACCGAAGAGGAATCCGAAAAACTGGCAGTCGGTATTATTTCAGATGTTGGATACAATGATAAAACTGGATATTATACTGCATCGATGATGATATGGGACGAAGACACTCAAGAAAATATTGAGAAAGGCTTTTCCGTTTCATGTGCTTATTTACCGACAAAGACCGATCCAGGGGGATCTTATAATAATGTCCCGTACGATGAGGAAATTGTCGAAGCAGAATATCACCATCTAGCTATCGTACAGAATCCGAGATACAACGAAGCAAAGATTTATGAGAATTCCAAAAATGGAGGGATTATGACATTCAAAATAGGAAAGAAAAAAGTTCTTCAGAATGCAGCCGATGAAGAGGCGAAGAAAAAAGCCGATGAAGAAGAAGCCAAAAAAGCTAAAGAGAACGCCAAGGATGAGAAAGAAACCCTTGTAAACGGTGACTCTAAAGTAAAAGATGATGACGGGAACGAGTATTCAATGAATGAACTCATGGAAAATATGAGACAGGTCAAAAAGAATGCTGAAGAGAAAAAGCCCATCATCAACATGGAAGATAAAATCGACGTTGACGGTGAAGAATACACGGTCAAAGAAATGGTAGATAATATGAAGGCGAAAAAAAACGCCGAGCCCCCAACTGACAAACCGCTTGACGATGTTGTAAAACAGAACGCGGCAGACTCTGCAACGGAATTGACTGAAGACCCGAAAAACTTCAAGCTTGTTCAGAACTCTGCAGAGAACGGGAAAGAGATAAAACGGAAAAAAGTTTTAACATCAAAACAGAGAATCGCTGAAAGTACTATCCGCTACAGTTCCGCTGTAGTAAATGAGGGAGGTAAGTAATGGCAAACGTTTTTAACATGAATCAATTTAAGAAAAAAGATATAGTTGGTGTCCTCGACCTAAACGCCGGTGGACTTAACACTTCTTTTTCTGTAAGAATCGATCCCGATTCTTCCGCTGAAGATATTAAAGCTGGTACCGGACTTGTTTTTGTAGACGGTGGAGCTAATGACCCGGGAACTGGTCTTCCGATTGTCGATGTTGTCTCAGATGATGCAACAATGCTTTCAGGGGCTAGAGTTTACGATCTTCAGAAAGGTCTCGCACAGCCTGGAGACATTGTTCAAATGTCTTTTAAAGGCTGTATTCAGAAACTTGAAGCAGCCGCGGCCATCAACAGGAATTTACCTGTAACTCTTGTAAATGCAACGGCCGGTACTTTTAAAGCAGTCGGAACCGATGCCCAGTTTGGAATAACTCTTGATAAAGCCACTGCAGCCGGTGATATTATTAGAATTATTGTCGATCCAGCCGCAGCGTCAACCTAAGGAGGTAATTGATGTTATTGAATACAGCGGGGTTGCTTAAACCCTTTATGACAGTAGAAGGAAAAATCCTTACTAATGCAAACGGTGATATTGATACTTCCGGACTCGGGTATCAGTACGTAATTGATACATTGACTGAGATACGGTCTAATGTAATTAAACAAAAATTCTACAAAACCGCACCGGGTGATTTTATGCCGGTTGATGTTGGTTTTGGTGCTTGGAATGACGAGATAGTACAGAATCTTACAATTCAGTCAGGTGGTGACTTTTACTCAGGTGATATCGATACTTCATCCGATACTTCCAGATTGGCACAGGTTGACGCCGGGATTGCTCCGATTAGAATGCCTAATCAGATCTGGGCTAAACAGGCATTATGGACAATTGTAGACATTGCTAAATCTGCCGCCGCAGGAAACTGGGATGCAGTAGCAAGTAAGATTGAGTCTCTTAAAACAGACTGGGACCTTGGTGTACAGGAAACTGCATTCTTAGGACATCCTAGTATTTCAGGAATGACAGGGCTTTTGAATAATGCTGATGTAAATATCAACACTACGCTGATTACTGTTCCCATCTCTGAAATGTCAGAAACTCAGTTTACAAGTTTTGTCAGCTCTGTTCTCGGTCTTTATTTTGGGAACTCTAACAACACTCAGGATAAACCAGATATGCTGGTTATGCCTGCAGATGATTACCTGGGACTAGTCGGGCCAACCTCTAGCACTTTTATGAATATCTCTAAAATTGAGTATTTACAGAATGCTTTTGTAAAAGCTACTGATAACCCAGGATTTCAGATTAAGGGTTTAGCTTATGCTCAGTCAGCTATAAACGCCTCAAGAAGCATAACTAAAAACAGATACATTCTATATAAAAATGATCCTGATGTGATGAAACTCAATATTCCTGTTGACTTCACTATGAGGGATGCAAGATCCGCAAATGATTTTAACTGGAC